TCCATCATTTGTGAAGGCATAATATAATGGAGTTATATGTTACAAAAGATAGATATCTTACCTGGGTTCAACAAACAAGTCACCCCTACAGGAGCAGAAGGACAATGGACAGGTGGAGATTATGTACGATTTAGATACGGCACACCTGAAAAAATAGGTGGTTGGAATCAATTAGGTGAAAATTATCTAACAGGAGCTGCTCGGGCTCAACATCAATTTGTAAATAGTTCTGGTTTTAAATATTCAGCTATAGGAACTAATAGAATTTTATATGTATACACAGGAGGTGTCTTCTATGACATTCACCCTATTAAATCTACTAATACATTAAGTAATGCTTTTAGCACAACTAATGGTTCTACTGAAGTAACCATTACTTTTTCTTCTCCTCATAATATAAACGCTGGAGATATTGTTTATTTAGATAATTTTACAGCTATTACTAATTCAAATTATAGTTCATCAGATTTTGATGATAAAAAATTTATGGTAACAACAGTACCTACAACTACTACAATTACCATAACAATGCCTAGTGCTGAAACAGGAAGTGGTGCAACTACTTCTGGTGGTATTAGAGTTCAACACTATTATCCCGTAGGACCAGCAACTCAGCTTCCTGGTTATGGTTGGAGTTTAGGACAATGGGGTGGTACTGTTTCTGGGGAAGCAACTACAACTTTAAGTGCTGGTATTAATGCTGTAACTACAACTATAGCTTTAACAGATGCATCTCAATTTCCTTCATCAGGAACTAACTATGTTCAAATAGGAACTGAAGAAATTTCTTACACAGGTATATCTACCAATACTTTAACTGGTGTTACTAGAGGAGTTAGAAACACCACAGCTGCTAGTCATAGTGGTGG